CAAGTACCGTCACCACGCCAAAACGTACTTGCCGAAGCCGATGTGCCAGAATTGAGGTTGGAAACGGGTAGGTTGCCGGTGACATCGGTCGAAGCCAGATCAACCGCGCCGGTCGCCAACTCCGAGGAGCCGACCGCCCCGGCTGCAATTTCGGCGGCATCGACACCATTTGTTGCAATTTCACTCGTGCCAACTTCACCAGCCGCAATATGCGTCGCCGTCACCCCATCCGTAGCAATCGAAAACGAAACATCCGTTTCGTCGTTACCAGCGTCATCGGCGCCGGCAGCATTGATCGAAGTCGTAGAAACGAAATTCAAACCCGTCCGAGCCGTCAACGAACTGCCGTCGTCTTTGATCGTATGGCCGCTTGCGCCACTACCCGCCGCCGCCCAACTCAAACCGCCTGAACCGTCCGTAGTAAGTTGGTAACCACTGGTGCCATAATCCGCCGGCCAAGTCAAAGTGCGATTCGCAGTAAGCGTACCCGTGGCAGGAGGTTGAAAGTCGATGTAGTTGGTATTATCCGAATCGTAGAAGCGTAGCGCATTGCCGGAACGAAGAGCAGTTTGGCCGGATGAAAGAATGCGCAACTGTTCAGCAGTGACGGTTGAGCCGGAAGGCGTAGTCAAAAACTGAATATAACCAGGCGAAGACGTATTCGTAAATGTGCCATCTGCAAAAACCTGAATAGATGCAGACTCCCGTTGTGTAGAGTTTGTGCCGCGACCATAGTAGTAAATCGAACCAAGCCGATCGCCACTCGTAGTTGCGGCAGCGTCGTTATTGTAGTAGTGAAAAATTGGCCCGCCGGTAGCACTGGAAGATGAGCCATCCCGCATAGAGCAAAACGGTGAGAGGCCCTGGAGTGAAAAAGAAGGCACATCAAGAGTGCTGGTAAGGTTCATAGAGACCGGGTCATCAATAGATGCGATGAATATGTCATTCGGTAGCGAAATTGCTATGCCTCCAATCGAATGAGTCACACTTACATGTGTAGGCTCACTTGTAATGCTCTTCCATTCCCCAGCAGTCGCGCCAGAATTCATGCCCCAAATCTGATTCGCTGTACCTGCTGCAATCGGAGATGTCGAAGGATTGGCCAAGGCCGCCCAGGTAGACCCACTGACATGGTAGTACAGTTTCTTATTCGTGTAGTCCCACGCGATTTTTCCGCCGTACGTCGACGGTGTCCATGCAGGAGCGCCAGACTTGTGCGGAATACTTGCTGAATAGTTCGGCGACCAGCCCAACGGAAAAAGCCAGTCGAGGGCTTTACTCCTCAACTGGCCGAAAACAGGGACCAACGCGATAGAAAACAGTAGGGTAATAAGTGTTTTTTTCATGTGATTGTCATGTGATTATCTCGCACTATAATTATTCTATGCGAGAAGTGATCGAATAAGCGTCAGCCCGATCGTGAACCAATGATGCCCGGTAATAATCGCCAACCGCCAAACCAGCAGCGGCAGCAGCAGCGTCGGAATCGTAAGTCTCCAAATCGCCCAGGGCAATATTTGTATCCGAGAAGTGCGGACTCCGACCTTCAATGAAAACCAGTTGACCGCACAGATCCTCGTCGTGGATGATGGAAAATTGATGAAAGTAGTAGTTGAGGCCAGCGTAGACGAAGTACCATTCTGTCCAATCGCCGGTTTTCAGGTCGGTCGGTGTCTGGATAACGAAGCCTGCACTTTCAGCAGTCCAGTACGTCAAGGGCAGGTAAGTATAGACTTTGCCCCATACCTCAACCGTCGTGTCCGAAGCCGGACTGACAACTACCTTGTGTAGTTCCAACCGTTCGTCCAGGTCCCGGAAGTGGATTTTGCCGACTACTGCCATTTTTTTGGATTTTGCTTGATTCTTACTCGATTATTTGTGCACCTGGTAGGGTTTCAACAGGTCGGCAACGGAGTCAAAATCATTGTCGAATGAACCTTTCCGACCGTAGTACCAGGAGCCGACCAATCGCCTGATCGCCGTCAGAATCGGCCCCGGGACAGAAGTTCCGGCAGCGCCGTAACCAGCGACATAAATCACCTTGATTGCATTGGTGTATTCCTCGATTGACGGCCAGTCAACAGACTTCCTTTTGCAGATTCGTGCCGGGCCCAGGCCGTTCGCTCCTGAAATCAGGTCGACGAAGTAAGCAGCGTTGCCGGTATTGTCCCAAGTTGTGTATGAATCAGGAGTGCCGTTCTCTGCAATGTAGGAGATGGATGTAACGGATTGTACCGGCGCAAGATGGAGTTTGATGATCCGGCTGTTGATCGGCTTCATTTTGTCTACTCCCGGAAATTCATCGAAGTATTCCGTAACCGTCTGAGTGATGAGTGCGCGGGCAGTGTGACGTTCCACGAAAATCCGGGCGTCCTTGATGTATTCCGTTATCAGGTCGTCATCTTCGGTAACCGCCGATTCGATTTTCAGATAGTTTTTCATATCTGCCAGCAGTACCGGTTCCGCCGCTGGTTGACTCGAAATTGTCCAAACTGCCATGATCTTGAAATTTGAAAAGCGGCCACCGGCGAGGGTAGAGCCGATGACCGCATGAAAAGCCGTGTTATGTTATTTTTTGGTAGCGTCGGCAAGCGCCTTTTTCAAGGCAGCGAGTTCCGCCATAAGGTCAGCGTTGGACGGGCCTTGTGCCGCTTTTGCTTCTGCTGCCTTCTGCTCCTCTTTTTCAATTACCGCTTTTGCGGCCTTGATTTCGTCCTCTTCGGCAGGTATGCAGCCGCCCTGCTTCATCAACTCCTTTGCCTTGTCGGCTTCGAGTTCTACAACATCACCAACGAAATGGGCATAACCGAAGTTAGTGCCGGACACCGTGAATTTTATCCAAGTTTTAGTCATGATATCGAAAAATGGTTTTTTGGGGCATTGGGTGAGGAAATATAGATTCAGGTCAGTAGCGCCAATTACGACAACAGCGCGTCCAGCATTGCGGAGAAAGACTGTGCATGACGGACGCCTACATCGAAAAACGCATTCGCGGTGATCCGGACGGAACCGGTCGTAGCAAGGCTGTACGGGTCGAATACGATTTCGACACCGCCCCAATAGCACATCATTAACTCTTGGAAATTTCCAAAAATTAAGGCGTGACAAATGCCCGAAGCCGAACCCTTGGTAAGCGTCGAAGGGACGAGGGTAGAGGTTGCAACCGGGTAGCCGTTCACCAAACCGCCGCCATTGTTTGGTCCCTCGAGAATGAAGCCGTTGCCGGCCACATCCCTTTTCACGTTTTTCAACACGTTGGCAACACCCGGCGTGATCAAGTAGCCGAGTTTTCCGCGCAATGCATTATCTACAGCAACCTCGTACTCGAGTGCGGTGATGTGCGACCATGCGGGAACCAAACCGTTGGTGCCACCAGCCACCGAGCCGATGCCGCTGGTTGCGGTGATACCGGTAGGCTGGTTGGATGAGCCGGTGCCTTGAATTGCGTACTGCTCCTGCAGTTGCATGAGTACCGTGCGCAAGTCGCCGCGGGTGATGTTCTCAACGTCCGTCGAAGATTGGCGAAGCAGTTGCAGCGAACTTTCCACGTAAGCGCCCTGGCGCTTCGGAGTCAGTGATAATTTTGCAAGCGTCGGAGTGGATTCGGTGATCGATCCCTGTTCCGCTACGGCGTAGCCGGTCGAACGTGCAGCCCAACGGGGAAGATCGAGGTTGCCGACGAGTCCGGTAATGCGACGAGCGCCGAGCCGTGCCAGTGGAGTGTCCGGATCGAGGAAAGGAATCAGATCGCCCAGGTCGGTAGCCACCATGTGACCACCGGCAGTTGTCGTGCCCACGGTCATATCCCGGCGCTCCAATTCTTCGAGCAGCATCCGGACTTCCATTTCAGGGTTTGCCGTGCGCTTTTTGTAAGCGCACATCGACGGGACAACGAAACCGCCCGGGGTAAATTCAGTGATTTCGGCGTTGCGGGCTTCCAATACACCCTCCTCCATCATCTCATGCTCAATGCCGTCCCGTTTTTCCGTGTTGCCACGGGCATCGGTAATACCGGCCTGAATCCGGATTGCACGGTGCAGGGAGAATTTTTTCGGCAAATCGGCGTCTTTCGTGCGGGTCGGGATGACGTTCGCGGTGATGGGGTTGCCGCCGTTCGCGCTACGCGCTTCGGTTTCCAATTTATCGGTCAGCCGGTCAACCAGCGTTTGCGCATTGTCGAAGTTGCGCTTTTCGGTGTCGAGTAGCGGACCG